CAATCAGATATTCCTGCGCTTGACCAGAGCTGTCGCTACATCTTGTAGCGTGCTGAGTTAAGTCGATAAGCATTTAAGTTTATTCTGTACGACTCCTTTGGCTTTATAGCCTGCGAAGTCTCCTAGGCCATTCCGTACTCGTGTCTCTCTTTGCTGTGACAAGCGCCCTCGCCATATCATCAATCAGCTGATGCACATACCTGTCTTGCAGATCGTTGCCGCTTTCACCGAGCAGGCAAAACTTCAGGTGAAGAAGCTCGTGTACGAGCGTTTTCTCCATGTCGAAAGGAACAATTCTGTCGCCATACTCATCTGGATTCAGAATCTTGATGTGTGCGGATTTAATGGTCTCCGTCCACTCCGTAGCCCCGGCACAATTCTCAAGGAACATATCACAAGCTCGGCAATTCGTTGTGAGCTTGATTGTCCAATCTTGCAGGCCAAGCAGTCCTTTCCAATATTCGAGAAGTTTGTTCTCTCCATTGACACGGGCGCAAACGCGTGTTCCATCGGCTGTTTCCCATTCCATTCAGTTTTCCTCCTTCTTTTCCGGAACGTAGCACCACGACTGTGGTGCTCTATCAAGTTGTAATAGCTCATATCCAAATTTCGTTTCCCGCAATCTTGCAAATTCGCTTAGCGGCTCTGGGCTATCGTAGATTTTCAGGCTGGAAATATGCCAAAAGAAAGCATCGCTATCCTTGCAATAGCTCCGAACCTGCTCATATGAAAGGCATGAGTTCTCATAGATGGGCATATCCAAATCCGCTTGAGTTGGAGGATATGGAATTGAAATACGCTTGATTTCGTCACATATGAACTCAGCAACAACCATCCCACGGCCATAGACTTTACCTGCGTCGGCTCCTTTCTCGCTTGTTCTGTCAGCTTCAGTTCTCGCCTTTGTTTCGTAGATGTAGCATTTGAACGGCGTGTCCAGCTTTGGCCTGGTTTTTCGCACCTCAACGGTCTTTTCGCCTCTGGCAATCTTCTCCACCCACTCCGGGCGGATGCTGATAAGTACCGCTTTAGCCATTGTCAGCCCTCCGGTTTCAATATTCCTCTCTGCCAGTTACAAAAGGTGCAACTTCTCCGTTTGCATCGTAGTCCAGGATTTCTGCAACGAGTGCAGCGTTTTCTTCTACATTGCAGTGGCAAACGGTATCGTCCTTGCCGAAAACACCAAGCGTTTTCAAAATGGTTTCAAGTTCTTGACGACTATCGGTTTCAACCTCGATTTTTGCGCCGAAAGCAGAACCGTCTTCGTTGCTCTCTTTATAAACCCTATAAATAATCATTTTTCTGTCTCCTTTTCTTTTTTTGAACTCTTTAAGTTGCAAAATCCGCAATCTTCGCAGGATTCCACAGTGTCTTTGATCTCGCACTCGAACAGCTCTGGGTATTCTTTTCTGAACCATGCGTTATACATAGTCAGATTAGTGTTTTTGGGAACTCCCCAGTCACGAACTTCAACGTCCAACATTGTCAGCCCTCCGGTTCCAGGCCTTTTTAGCTGCCTCCTCAGAGTTGAAAAGGGTGGTTGATGCACCGCATCCATAACAGCGAACCCAGAATATACTGTCTCCGCTAGACATCCCGTGGCCTATCGGTATAGGCACTTCTCCGCAGAACGGGCAGGGCTTCAATTTGATTTCGTCCATATTTCTCCTTTCCACCCGGGTTGCCCCGGGCTTATCGCTTGTTTTCATTCTCCCAAAAATCTCCACTCCAAAGCTATCCATGCAAATTCATAGGGCAAAGACCCTTTCCGGAACTCTTGCGCAATCCTGTTTGCATTGTTCCGCTTAACGCCTTTCGACATGAGCAGCTTTACAAAACGTTTTCGTGTCATTGGTCTCTCCTAACAGTGTCGATTTCGAGGCGGTTAAACCATTTCCGTGACCTCACGAAAATGGTCTATCCCCACTGTTCAGCCATTGTGGCGGCGATTCCGGGAAAGGTCTTTGCACGGTTTTTCGCTCTATCTGTGGTAAACATACCTTTGTGCTGTTCTCCGTGTTTATGGCTGTAACTTCCGCTCGGGCACCATGTTGCTGTCGGCTCAACAATATTGGTCGGCTCCAACGGCTGGACGCCACGCTCCCACAGCAAGGTTTTTTTGCTAAACGGGTGCCCGTATTGATAGGGCTGTATGGATTGGGTTGGTTCTGGATACTCAAAGACTTTACTCGGCGTCGGATTCTCAATCACAACTTTTTCACAATCCGCTGCCCAAATAGCTAAAAACAGTGCTTTGCCGCACAAGCCCTCATAATACCGCTTGATATTGAGCTTGCCGCCCCTATACAAGTGCCGCGCTCCGGCGTTGCTGGTTTTGGTACAGGGCGGGAAAGCAATAATCAAATCCCACCGTCCCACATCATGCGTCTGTCCGTCCATAGTGGTCACTTGCCCCCCCTCGATGGCCTTTAGAGCATCTCCCAGGATGTGCCACTCCGGGTGTCCGCCGCTGGGTTCCTGGATGTCGCAGGAGTAGGCTTCATGCCCTTTTGCCCGGAACGCCTTGCACACGGTTTGCGATTCCTCGCAGGCTATCAGAACTTTCATTTCTCCCCCTCGCTTTCCTCCACGGGTGCTTTGAGCCATGCCAACCTGCATTCCTCGCATCCCGGCATATTCTCGCAGATATCTTTACGCCCCTCGCAAATAAACGTTCCGGTGCTGAGTAACTTTGCCAGCTCCTCATCCGTCATGTTCCGGATGCGGTCGGCGTTGGTCATCGGCTCATACCGATCTTTCAAGCCTTCATCGTGAATGCAGCCGTCACAAGCCGCCCATCCACCCGGGGCAATTCGGCACTTGCAGCTGGTACATAGCTCATTTTTCATTTCCCATTTCCTTTCTGTTTTTCTTTATTCCCCCGAGGGACTTTCCCCCACCTGGGCAGGGTGCAATTCCGCTTCACCGGCTTGAAACAGCCGTACATTTTCGCCTTGCTCACTGAAAATCCTCCATACTGGTCTGTCCCGGTAGCACATCGTACTCCATCCACCAGCGGAACACATCTTCTGCGAGTGTTCCCATACGCCACGAGCCATCCAGCTTGCCACGCCGTTTGCGTTCCTCCAGCATCCGTTCAAATGCGTTCACATAGAGCTGCTTGTACTTCGGCCATCTTGCGAACTCTGCTTCTCGACTTTCCCTTTTCGCCAGCGGGCAGCCGATACATCCCACACGGCATTGTCCCTCGGCATAGAGCGGATTCATCGGGACTTTTGCATCTTCCAAAAATCCGTAAACATCCTCGTCTGCCCAGTCGATGATAGGATTCACAACCCGCTTTGCTTTCAAACGGCAGTTTTCAAAAAGCATCCGTTTTTCGTCATTGTCGTTGGCAAGAATGATGTTTTTATCCTTAGTTGCGCCCAATTTTTCGTAGATTCCACGATTGTTTTTTCTGGATGCAGATTCAGCCCAGCGAACGCCGGTGCAGATGAACCGTCCTGCCCCACCTGTTTCTTTCAGAACGGCACAGCAGTACCGCACCAGCCGGGTGGGAGGCATCAGCTTTTGTGGAATCAGGCTCCACATGGACACCCTCTGCCCCTTGTAAGTCGGCATATTCACTGTGCATTTGTAGCCCTTTTCCTCCAACCTTTTGAACTCACTTCTGACAAACCGCACCGTTTCCGGGGCATCAGCCGTGGTGTGGTTGTGCTGGAACTCGCAGGGGATGCCGGAACACACCGCAAGCTCGGTGATAACCCCGGAATCTTTGCCGCCTGAAATGCAGATCACCAAAGGCTGCTGATACGCCATGAGCGACATATCAGAGGCGGCTTTCAGACGCTCGATTGCCATCTGCTCCAAGTCATTCATTCTCAAAAACAATCCCCTCTCTCACCAAATCCGGGTGCTCGTACCGGAAAAATTGGCGTTGTTTTTTGTGGTTTCCAATTGATTTCATGATGTTTTTGTTCCAGTTATCGATGAAATACGTTTCCCACGCCTTGCATCCGTCCCCGTTGGTGGGGCAATCGTCCCGCGTGCAGTTTCTGCAAAAGGGGCTTTCCGAATCGATGTACTGGCCGGGTTTTTCGTCCATCATACCCACCCCTCACAGTCTGTGTGTGTTCCGCACACGGTAATTTTTCCCCCGGTCTTTGCCGATGGAGTAGGCTTTTGCCCGCTCGTAAATCCTGCCTCCGATCGCTTCGTCAATATCCAGCAGTTCATCCTCCGTCAACTCCGTGGACAGAATGGTCAGCAGTTCCGGGTTGTTGTATCGGTAGTTCAAGATTTCAAACGCATAGTTGATATCTGCCGCTGTGGGGCGCTGGGTGGCATTCTCTGCCGTTTTCCCGGTCTTGAAAAGGTCATCTATGTACAGCACCTTTGCGGTCTTGTACTTGTCCAGAATCCTCCGCAGCTCAACCGTTTCGCCGTCAAATTCGGACATTCTGGCAGCCTGTTTGATCTTTCCGATTTCATCCCGCCAGAGCATATACACTACTTCCCGGCCTTCCAGCAGCAGCTCACGGCAAATGGCAGTGCATAAGTGGGTCTTGCCGCAGCCGGATTGACCGCACAGGGCGAACCACCCGGAAGGATTCTTGGCGTAGTCCATGGCGGCGGCTTTGAGGGTTTCTTGCCACGGCTCCGGGGTCTGGAACTTGTCGAAGGTGTAATCCCGGATGATGTTTTTCAGGCCGCTCCGCTGCATCCGTAGAATGGAGCGCCGGGTATCTGCACACTTGCAATCTGCCACGGAATGGGAAAAAGTGCCGTCCGGGTTCTCCACCAACCGGGCAACATAGCCTTTGTTTTTGCAAATAGGGCAGTTGTAGCCGTCCTCTTTGTCCCGGTAGCCAATAGCGTCGTTCAGGGCATCCACCCGGAGTTGGGCATACTGCCGGGGGTCAAAGTCACAGGTAGTGACCAACCCTTTCGCTTTGAGCATTTCCATCAAGCTTTCCATTGGCGGGGCCTCCTTTCATCAGTCTGTCCCAGATAATCCCTGCCCAGTTTGCTGCCATACACTGCTCCATCAGGTCAATGACTGCTTGTTCTCCGTACTTTGCAGCGTTTTTTTGGATTTGGGTCAGCAGCGATTTCAAGCCCTGTTCCTTGTAGCTCTCCCGCCGTTCGGACTTGTATTTCAGCCAAGCGGTGGTTTTCGCCATCAGCGATTCGGAGAAAGAATAACTTGCGATGATTTGCGAAAAGGGGGTAGGGGGATAACATTCGTTCTCTTTCTCGTTCTCTTTCTCTTTCTCGCTCTCTTTCTCGCTTGCGGGTTGCTCTTGCTTACCGTTTGCTTCCGCTTTGCTTCCGCTTTGCTTACCGTTTGCTTCCGCTTTACTTGCGGTTTGCTTACTGGTTCCGCCGTTTTTCCCAGACTTTGCTTTCCGTCTGCTTGCATCCAGATTCGGCTTGATAAGCATAAAGGCAATGGCGGCTGCGTCAGACATTTTGTCTACGTCCGGGGCATCGTTAAACAGAGCGTATTTGCAAATAGCGTCATAAGCTTCTGCCCTTGCGGCCTTGTTTTTTATCTTGAAAACCGCTTCAAAAAATGAGCGGTAAAAAGTGAATTGGCTTCTTACTTCATCTTCCATATCTAAGCCTCTTTAATTATGGAGTACCGCGCGAAGCACGTCCGCTCCCCGTACCGGTTCTTTCCGGTGACGGTTTCGCTCTTGATGGGAACGCCCTGGGCTTTCAAATCCCAGATCCTTGCACCCAGCCGGTAACAGCCGTACTCGGTGACAGCCTCGGCCTGGGTGATACTGCCATAATCCTGCAAATGCCGCAGGATACGCTCACACTGTGTCACGGGGTGCCTCCTCTCCGGTGAGGCGAACCGCCACGCATGGGCGGGTGCCGTACCGCTTGCAGACTGTGGCGTCTGTGATAGCTGCGTCATCCTTGTAGGCGATACCGTTCAGGGCATCACACACAATCTTTCCTATGTTGTCCCAGTCGGGCTTCACCATTGGTAGAATCTGATTGTCAATCGCTTCTGCCTGCTTGCGCTTGCTCCACGAATGGGGAACGGGGTAGATTGCCGCAATGTCAACCCGGATAGTGCCGGTGAACTTTGCCCCGTGGGCTTCGCACTGGTATGCCCATGCCACCAGCTTTTCATAGTCCTTCGTTTTCTTTGTGGTGTATGTCTCACCGTTCTGGGTGAAGCGGGGGCGCTCCTTCCCTTGCGGAACGCCGGGAATCGTAAATTCAATCGTCACGTTTTCGCTCCTTCCTTTGAAGCTGGCGGTTTCACCTCCCACCGCCAAGAGAAAATGCAAACTATACTGTCAATCTTTTTAGGGAAAGATTGCTTTTTCCGGCCTAGAACGGCAAGGCGGGGTCGTCTTCGGTGATCTCCTGATATCCTCCGAACCCCTGCTGACTGTATCCGTTGCCCCGGTTCGTCTGCTGTGGGGCGCTGGGCTGCCCGTATCCGGCGTTTTGCGCCGTTCCGGTATTGGTATCCTGAGAATTGCGCTTGCTGGAAAGCAGCTCAACACTTGTGGTCACTACCTCAAACGCTCGGCGCTTGTTCCCGTTCTTGTCCGTCCAGTCCCTGGCTTGCAGCGCTCCGGAAACGGCTACGATGTCGCCCTTATGGCCGTACTGCGTCAGGTACTCAGCGCCCTGACGCCATGTGACGAAGTCCAGAAAATCGGTGGCATCCTTCGTCATTGGCCGCTTGACGGCGAGACTGTAGGAGCAGACCGCCGTCCCCTCCTGGGTTCTTCTCAGCTCCGGGTCGGCGGTGAGCCGCCCGACAAATTGACAATTATTCATGTGCTCTCCTTCCTGTAAATCAGATCGTCTTCGTTCCAGCCGGGATAAATGCCCATCAGGTACTCCCGGAAATACGCCCTCATTTCCATCCTCGCCGTGGTCTGGTCGTACCGGTTGTGGCATCTGGGGCAGAGGGTCAGCCCGTTCTGGGCAATGCCAAGCCCTCCCTGCGCCCGGGATATGTAGTGGGCGTTGCTCCATGCCAGAGGGGCAGGGGCGGGAGCGCCGCAGAATACGCAGCACGTCCAGCCGTCAATGCTGTCACGCTGGGCAATCGCCATTTTCTCGCCCCGGGTGAAGTCCCTCGCTCCTTCCTCAACGCCATTCCTCCTTGAGCAGTTCCAGCTTGTCCGGGGGCAGGGTTTCAATGTCCAGCGCCTTGCAGTCCTGTATCAGGTTGTCGATCAGCCGCGCCATTTGTTTGGTGTCGTAGGTGCTGGAACCGTGGTATGCCGCCAGGTTCCGGCACCCAGGCACCTGAGACGTGCCCAAGTTGTCCACCAGCCATCCAAGGCCGTTTTTCTGCCAGCTCCGTGTGAACCGGTCTACATCCTGCTCCCGGACGCACATGGGCGTGTAATTGTCTCCCACGCCCCGAATGGCGTTCCGGTAGACCTCAACCGGAGGAATCCCCATAGCGGCGGCAAGCTTGTGAATCAGTGCCCAGGCATAGGCGTTTGCGTCCAGGCTCCGCTTTTCCCGGTGCTCTTTCAGGGATAAGTCGTAGGGCGCGACCTTCATCTTTCGGATAAAGGCCATTGCCTTGCCCAACTCGGAGCGGGAGGGCTTGACCATCAGCCAGCCGCCTTCCAGTTTGGCCTCGGTGAATGTAAGCTCCGTCATGATTGCTGCCACACAAACGCCCGGAGGTTCTTTGTGTCGTTGCGGATTGCAAGTCCGGTGATCCGCCCGGTCTTCTCGTCATAGGCAATCTTCTCAACGCTGAACTTGTCGTAGCAGTTGAACCGGGTCTTTCCGTTGAAGGAAGATGCTTTGATCTCTGCCTTATTGCTGGGAATCCAGACAAACGGGGACGTGTAGAGTTCCCTACCGATGCCCCAGCGGAACCCGGCGCGCTTGAAAGCATCGCTTGCCTCGCCCTTTTTCTGGTTGCCTTCCTCATCCTCCCGGCTCTCGATACCGCAGTCCCATTTCCATTGGATGCCGCCGTTTTCCTGGATAATCCCGATACCGGCGTACAGATTGCCCTTGATCTCCTTGTAGTCGTTCGTCCAGTTGCCCGCCCCTACAGTCTCGTCCAGCAAGTCCATGTCCGTCCTTGCCGTCTTGTACAGCAGACACACCAGGCCATTTTCCTTGACCTGCTTGACCTTGACCTCGATTTCGTCAGCGGTCAGGAACCGAAACATTCTCGCCATTGTCTTCCTCCTTAAATTCCAGCGGGCATTCATACCCAACTGTTGCTCTTGTATCCAGCAGATACTCCCCGGTCAACCGGCACTGCTTCCGGGCGTATGTTTCCATACAGGCACAGAGGTCACAGCACACATGACCCTCCGGGAAGTAAATGCTTGCCGTGGCCTTCTCGTACCACAGGCAGCTTTTTTTATCCGCCATAATCCACCTCAATCATAGGAAATATCCCGCCATTCCTCCCGGCTGTCCATGCAGAGGTCGCAAATGACATCGTCCCGGATTTTCCAGTATCTGTGTCCCACGGTTCTCCCACAGCAGATGCACACCGGCCTTTTCTCGTCCGTTGCCTGGGAATCGTACAGATAATCGCAATCCGGATTCACACCAACATCATCCATTGACTTTCCTTTCTCCATTTGATATATTGTAAATGGTAGAGATTTTTTATATCGCTTGCCGTCCCCGGTGCTGTAACATCGGGGGCGGCTTTTTATTAAAGAACAACCACGACGTGCCCGCTCTGAATTTCGGATTCCAGCGCCTTTTCCAAGTATTTCTTTACCGTATTCCGGGCGGAAAGCTTCCACATGCCACCGTCGGCTTCAATGAAAGAAATGTTTCTTTCATTGATACGAATGAGAAATTGAGATTCCGGCTGCTCAACCTCCTGGAACGTGCGGTAAGGCCGCAGCTTGATAATGGGTCGGATGGACGCATTGGATTGAAGGTCGATGCCCTTCTTGGTGACAACGCTGGTAGCAATGCCATTGTCGTTGTACGTAACTTTGCTCCCAGTGGTGATATCGGATAGCAGTTTCAAGGCATACTCCGTATCCGCCGTGGGCTGGAATCTTGTGCGCAGAGCGATCAATGCCTCTTCAAATGGCAAGGACACCTTCTCATTCCAGCCGGGAACATCGGTCGCATTTGCAGTATACGGGTACTCGCGGTTGTTACGAAGCTCCGCAGATGGGTGGGTGAAGCACTTTACCGTTTTGTGATCGGGAACCGTGATATAAACGGCGCTGTATCTCTGTACCGCCTCCGTTTTTACAAACGCTACCATGGCGTCGAGGCTGGAAAGCTGGATATTATCTACAATTTCCAGATCAGGCTTCACCTCGGCATAGCCACCTTCTGCGTCAGCAATAAAATCATGGTTTCCGGACGTGAACAGGTGCGGCGCACATAGTTCCTGAATTTTTTCGATTGCTTCTTTCAACATTGTTTTTCCTCCTATCAGGCCATTTTGATTATTTTCAGAGACGCGGGGGCTTCCTGCTCTTCTCCGTCCATGGACATCTGCCCCGGAACCTGGGGCACCATTTCGACAACCTGGCACTCTCCAGTGCTGTCATCCCCAGCAACCCAAAGGGTTGTTCTCGCGGGCGTAGTAGGCGCAAGCGCCGATTTTACCGCAACGCTGACGCCGATGTTCTGCCGATCATCGTCCGGTGTAAACTCGATTGTGAGCGTCAGCTTTCGTTTCTGCGTCGGTTTGGTGTTGGGGTCAAGGATATTGTCAATGACTTTCGCCATCTCCAAATCCACGCGCTCCTGAAACGCGCCCCTTGCCATCTGCAAAATTGATTTTGGATCGTACATTAGAAATCCTCCTGTTTTTAAGATGTGTATCCTTTATCGCCCTCTGATGCACCGTCCGATACCGGCGCCCATCAGGATAGCGCACACCCACATTGCGGGAACTGCCGCCTCGTCTGCCAGCAAATCAGCCTGTTGCCACCAGAAAAGCACCAGATTCAGCCCCGCATAGGGGCAAACACGGAAAACGCATTCCCTGATACTGAACGGCTTCCGGTTCTCCGGCACCGGCTCCCACCGAGCATCCATGGGTTTATTCCTGCTTGCCATATCATCACCCCCTGACCGCATGATTTCGGTGGACTACGGCAAAAAGCTCCGCGTTCTCATCGTCGAACGCCTTGCTTTCCTCCGTTTCCATGCCCAAGGATTCCCGCAACTTGACGTTTTCCTCCCGCAAGCGGCGGAATATCTCCGCCATGGTGCGAAGCTGGGCAACCTCGTTCGGCATCATTTTGCCGCCTCATCCGGATACAAAGTGCTCAGCACATCCGGCGCGTCCCAGTGGTTGCCATCCCACCCAGCACGGCGGGCGTAGGCGTAAACCTCCCGCCGAACAGGTTCCGGCATCACGGCAACCACCTTTACGCAGTAGTCACCATCGGTGCTATAGAGGAACGTATCCTCAATTTTTGGGTACGCCATCCGGCCTTCCAGAAATGCCTTTGCGCGCTTCTTTGCAAGCCGCTTTTTCATCACTTTCAATCTCCCTTCATCTTGGCATCATTTGGATTTCTCCTTGTAGGGGCGAACCTCACTCGGGGGAAGCAGTTGAACTAAGCCCGCTTCATTAACAAGCCTTAAATTTCCGTTCTTGAGGGCCTTTAGCAACGTTACGATTTCACCGGTATTGAAGAGATGACCATACTTACCGTCCTCTTTCGTGACAACGAACTTGTCCCCCATCTTCGGCTTGCTCTCCTTTGGCTTGTCCTCCTTGCGCTTCTTCTCAAACAGCCGCTCAACGGCGACCCTCGCACCCTCCGCTCTGCTATAGGTATCCTTCGGATTGCACTGGGCTTCTGCGGTCTTCACGTCCCGCCCACCCCGTTTCAGCGTGGCCGTGGTAATCATCCCGTCAAAGCGGAGTTCCACGGTGCAGGGTTCCTGCTTAGGCTCTGCAAGGCCGGAAATCATATCTTCGTACCAGTACCACCAGATGTGCTCGAAGGTTCTATCTTCAAACATGCGATAGTAAGTCTCCCCATCGCGGTTGCGGCCGGAGCCCGTGATCGTCATAGTCTTGCCCAGCCACTTGTCCATCTCTGGGTTCCAGTACCTCTGCGGACTCTTACTCACAATCCGCACCTTATCCCCAACTTTGTATTTCGCCATAAATAACTCCTTTCAATTTTGGCATTCTGCCGTAGATTTCAAATTACTGCCATTCCCTCGCAAACGCCCGTATCTCCTTCTCAGAGTACCCCAGGGTTTTCAGAATCACCGCCGGGTTGGGGTGGAGGGTGGTCACCAGCTTTCGCAGGACGCTTACCCGCATTTCGGTTTTGCCCTTCCGGTAGTTCCGAAGGGTCTGATGGTCTACCCCGGTTTTTTCTTCCAGCGCTACAGCGTTATCGCTCTGAATCCCCGCCAGGGGACAGCAGCGGTCGATTTCCTTCCAGAAATCCTCCACTGCGTAGCGCTCGGCATACTGCTGGATTCTAGGCATTGTCTTTCCCCTCGCTCTCTTTATCTGCGGGCTTTACCTTGGGAGCAATGCAATCTACTAGCCCCCGAACGCTGTACCCCAACGAATAGCAGGCAAACGCCATTCCAATTATTGAAAGAATCGTGGAAGTGCTCATGTTATTTCTCCCTTCTTCTGAGATTGCTTCTCTCGCCCCCGCTTGATGATTGCTTCCAAAGCGGTCTCCATCCGCTTCTGGATATTGGGTGGCTTCCGCTTCCCATTCAGAATCATGGAAATGTACGCTTTGTTCACGCCCATTTCGTTTGCCAGCTGCTCATAGGTGATCCGCTCATTGTGCATCCGCCCGATGAGCCGCCCCGTCCATTTTTCGGGCATTGTATTCCTCCTTTTAGTTAAAAATGTTGACTGCGGCGGGAAACCGTGCTACAATTTCATGCGTTCCCTGTGTAACAACAGAAAGGGGTGATTTGATGCGGAGCCATTGGCGAAGCAATCTTTTTGCTCTGGCGTTCCGAACTAAGGCAACTGCATGATGCGCATGGAGCACAGCAACCAGATATGCTGTAAGTGATTGGCACGGCTAAGAACCGTAAGACAATTTACGGATTCGGCATTTCTCCCGGTCTGACGCAACTGCCCGGGAGCCGCCGATAAAGTAATTTCGGCGCGTGCCGGGTTGCCGCCGTGTTTCGGTAAAAAATCTGGGGGAAAAGCGTCTGCGATTGTCCGCAGGCGTTTTTTCTTTCCCGCCGCAGTCATTTTATGGTTGCAAAAGTTAACAAGGTATGCTACTATGTACTTGCGAGGAACAGAATAGCTTTGACGCAGGACTTTTCGTCTTGGGTCTGAGGTTTTGTTGCGTTTGTTAACTTTGCTGCTATTGTAACACTTGTACCTCGCATTGTCAAGCGCAAATGTTGCGTTTGTTAACTTTCGGACTATTGCACAATTTGGAGGTATTATTTTTGTTCTATTTTCGCTATGTTGATTTATGCAACAAAATTAATAAGTCCCCGTCTGCGGTCGCCGAGGAGCTAGGTTTTAAGCGGTCTTCCGTCACAAGATGGGCTAATAATTCGGTTCCGAGGCAAGCGACCTTACAAAAAATCGCCGATTATTTCGGCGTCACCGTTGAGTATCTCAAGGGGGAGGAAACAAAAAAAGACCCCGCCACGAATGGCGAGGTCAGCCCCGAAAAACGGGAACTTCTGGATTTAATTGATAGCCTGTCCGACGATCAGTGCGGTAAGCTTTCCAACATTATCAAGGAGGCTATAAATTTATTGTGAGATTAACGAAAGATTCCAAATATGTGCTGGATATCCTGATTGCCAATCCCCCGCTCGGGAACTCCAACACATACAACGTAATAGCTTGGATGGGCGTTATTGATGAAAAGAAAATTCACAGCTATTCAGATTATACCGGCATTCTGGCATACCTTGCCGAATGTAAATGTATCGAATGGGTGAACGACGCCCACAGCGATTTCTGCTTGACGGAGAAGGGGCGAAATTATAAGGAACTTCGGCACAAGGAATGGCGGTCAGCCATTTTCCACGAGGCAATCGGTTTTTTCCTCGGCGTCTGTTCCGCATTGTTTGTGAAGTTTCTTACAGATTTGATTTGGTGAAAAGTGGGCACAGGCACGCTCCAACCTGCATCCAACCAAAACAAATGGCAAGTCGCTTTGCGGCATTACACAGTGTTCGCACAGAATGCAGTTGGCATTAAGGCAGGAGTCTTTGACTTCGCTTTGCAGATTCTGGCATTTTTGAAGCAGTTCTTTTAGTTTTCGATTCTCTTTTCTGAGCGCTCGCTTTGTAACAAACATTTTACCCTCCTTAGCACATATGCAGCCTGTTCATCAGTTAGGGAAAGAATATTCTCCGCCAACTGTTCACGAATGTTCGGCAATGTTCTCCTTTCTTCCATTATATCACGGTTTACTCTGTTTCGCAATGCATTTTTCGTCACTGGCCGTTCCTCCTTTTATATTTAGAACAATTGTTTGCATAACATACAGTAGCACACTAAATGTCCAATAAATCGGACTAATTAGAAAAATGCACAAAAATTTTTCTTTTCGTTGAAATTATTTTCTGAGCATGGTATTATTTTTATGTAGGGTCACGGGCATAGAAATCTATCTCGCATACCTGAATAAAAAGGAAAGAGGTATCACTATGGAAGATTTAACAAATGAACTCGAAACATCAGGCGAACAAAATACCCCCCAAATGGTATGCCCGTCCTGCGGCGCTGCCATAAGAGAAAATCAAAAATTTTGTGATAACTGCGGCGCTGATCTAAACGCTCCACCCACGCAAAAAGCCGAACCCAGGAAGAAAAGCTATTTTGTTCCGGCAATTATTGCAATGGTCGCAATTTTTGTCGTAGCGTTCATATTCATTCAGCGAGCTACTAAACCTGATTTTAAGTGGATATACGATACCCTATGTGATTCCACATGGGCAGAAGTAGGGGCGGATGGTAGTTATTTGAGCATTGATACAAATCCGTATGACTATGATGATTCCGGCCTTTATTGCCGTGACGCTTACGTTACAATACCTACCATCAACGGAATGTTGGGACTTCCAGATTCCCTTTTTAATCAGATGAACGAAACATCCGCATCCGATGGGAGGCAAACCGAAACATACAACAGTAAAAATGTAACTGTAACGTGGAAATATCATCCCAATACAGGGCTGGAAGTTACCTATAAGAAAATTCACTGATTTTGATATGCCCCGCCACCCGTGCCACAAGGTGGCGGGGCTTGCCACCGGTAACGCCGTGTGTCCCTTGCCGGTTGCAATACCACCATACACCCCACACAGGCGTTTCGTAAAGCCCCAGATGTGAAATTCCCGTTCCATTTGCGCAACAATCGTTCCATATGTGAAACATTCCGTTTTTGGAGGAGGTTTTATGAATATTTCCGAGCATTTATCAGAATTGGAAGCCCTACGGAAGGAGCGGGGCATGTCCCAGCAGGAGCTGGCAGAAACCTGCGGCGTATCCAAGGCCACGATCTGCCGCGCCCTGAATGGCGCGACGGAGCCGACGGCAAGGCTTGTGCAGAGCATTGAGGCCGCCGTGCAGTACACCCCGGAGGAGCACCCGGTGCTTCCCGCTCCCGGCCAGTCCATGGAGGAATATGTGGAATATCTTCAGGCAACGATCATCCGCCAGAGCGAGGACTACAGGCGGCACACCATGCAGCTGCAAACGCACTACAGCCTTCTCAACCGCCAGAATCGGCGGGTCATTCTGATTATGGGCATTTCCATTGCGGTGCTGGTAATCTTTCTCGTAGGCTGGCTCATCCTCGATATCATGCACCCGGGAATCGGATGGATTCAGAGGTAAGATAAATTTTTACGGTTGCCGGAAATATTTTCCCATTTTTGGCCAATCTGTCTATTGCTATTTCCCATTTCTCAGGGTACAATATAGACGTAGGATAACCACCTACGCTATATAGACGACGTTCATCGTCCGCCCTAATTTGCCGCCTGCCGAGAGCGGGATATAAGACTTCGGCTTGTTGTAAGACTGCCGCCTGCCGGGAGCGGGATACAAAACTCCGGCCTGAAAATGCCGGGCTGGCCGCCATGCCGGTTCGGCATTCTTTTTTGGGGGATAACAAATGACAGAGATACAGGACTCCGGAATATACATAATCCGTGATGCTTTCTTTGAAAAATATGGCAACAACCGCTATATGAAGAATAAGCAGGAGAGCCGCCCCCACTACTACGCTATAGCTGACAAATCCGGCGTCCTGTGGATGGTTCCAATGAGTACCAACGTAGATAAATACAGGCGGCTGATATATGAAAGCGAGAGACGGCACGGCTTTGGAAACTGCGTGCATTACCTCATAGCGCCGATATACGGAAAAGACAGGGCTTTTATTATCTGTGATATGTTCCCCGTCCTCCCGGAACATGTACTACGCCCATACAATATCAACAATGTGCCTTATGTTTTGGAAAACAAAAATATAAAGAAAAGCATCCGTGTAAAAGCGCTTGCCTACTTGAACATGGTTGAACGTGGGGTTCTACATAGTCCGTTAAATATTATCGAAACCAAGGCCGCGTTGCTCAAAAGCAGAAAGAACTAGAGGACGGAACGGGCAGCCGTCACCCTTGTTAGGAGATGTGGGAGCGTCGCCCCACCTAGTTCTCAAAGGCAGTGGCAGACCGTTTCGGCGGTCTGCTATTTTTTCTAACCGTATGTAAAGGGGGATTTCTTATGCCGAAAAAGAAAAAGGAGCCGGAAATAAAGCTGCCCAAAATAGAGCAGCTCCCCTCCGGCGCGTGGCACACACGTGTATTGATAGAGAATCGCCGCGTATCTATTACAAAAGATAGCTATGATGAATGCGTGGCCGAATATCTGGCCATGAAGCACGGCGTTATCGAAGCGAAGGCCGCGCCCGGTAAGCGGGGGAAGACGCTGGGGGACGCGCTTGATAAATATATAGCCGACCGGAAGGGGTTCAAGTCGCCGTCAACGATTTATGCGTATGAATCCTACCGCAAGCAGCGTTTCCAAAGCATGATGGCGGCTGACGTATACACCACCACGGACGATCAGTGGCAAGCCGCCATCCGCAGGGAAGCGAAATCACTGTCCCCGAAGTATATCAAAAACGTGTGGATGCTGATCTCCGCAGCGATATTTGAGGAAACCGGACGCAGGCCGCGCGTGACCCTGCCGGAAAAGGAATACAACGAAAAGCCGTTCCTCGACCCAGACCAGATACCGGTGTTTGTAAACGCCATAAAGGGCGAACCGATAGAAATAGCCGCTCTGCTGGAACTGTCCAGTTTGCGCCGGTCTGAAATGCTTGCGCTGACGTGGGACAACGTTGACCTCGAAAACGAGATCATATACGTTCGCGGGGCAAGAGTGGCCGGAGACGGCGGCAAACTGGTTCACAAGAAGCAGAATAAAAACGATTCCTCCCGGCGCACGGTGCCGATTATTGAGCCGTTGATGGAAGCACTAAAGGCGGTTGATAACAAGGAAGGCTATGTCGTCAACCTGACCGGTGGGTGGATCTGCACAAGGATAAACGAGATTTGTTCCGCCAACGGACTGCCGAAAGTCGGGAATCACGGATTGCGGCACAGCTTCGCATCTCTGGCTTACCATCTCCAAGTCCCGGAAAAGATAGCTATGGAAATCGGCGGCTGGGCAGATGATGGGACGATGCACAAGATTTACACGCACCTAGCGCAGAAGGATATTGCCAAAAGAGCGCAGGACTTTCGGAACTTTTTCTCGTCCAGTCCATCGGCGAACGGTAAAATTGGCAACGAAATTGGAAACGAAAAATAGAATCTCTTAGAGCTGCAACATGTTTAAGAAATAATATGCTGGGTTCGATTCCCGTACGGGTCACCATGCAGAAAAAGCCCTAGAAACTTATTCTAGGGCTTTTTTATTGCTTTGTCAGCTATATTCCCACGTTCTCCGAACTATTCTACTAGAAAATATTACCACAGTTTTTAATATTTTCCCGCGTGCGGTACGTTTTTAGGGCGAAAATTGGCAACGGATTGGCAACGGAATTTTGCCGCTCATTCTTTGAGCCGCCGCATAATCGCCGCGTATTCTTTGGGGTATATCAGCCGAATGCACTCCATGTGTTCGTCCATCACTTCTAACAGCCGTTTCATTCCCGCTAAATTTGCGGCAATTGCAAACTCGCTCCCGGATATTTCATCATTTTGTGGCGCAGGAGCGGAGGAATACAAGCTTACGGGGGAAACATCAGCAGAGCGGGAATATTCCGGGAACATGTGATCTAGAATGGTATAGCATGAGGCCATTAACTGGCATGTTGCCGCAGTCGGGCGCTTCACTGCTTTGCATTCTTCGATTGTTTCCAGTAAATCCCGCTCTGCCAACATTTTTTAATCCTCCATACAACGGACGGCCTTTTCCAGAGCCTCTCGCGTCCGGCTGTCCGGCGCTTCATCAATCATGCGCCGCAGCTTATCCACCATATCTTCCTTGGCGTCTGCGCGGCTGTAGCGCCCCATGCTATCGCGTTTACGGCCTCGATAGCTCACGCTGTCCCGGTAATCGGCTCTATAGCCATCCCGTCCATAGTTGCCCATGGCGTACCAGTCCCCGGCACTGCTGTATCCTTCACCCATCATAATCTTGTCCAGATTCTTCATGGTGTGCGTCAGCTTGTCCACGGTTTCCAGATCACCGGCGGACAGTTCGCCTTTTTCGGCGATTTCGTCCAGTTCCCGGCAAAGTGTATCTCTCAACTGTTCCCAGTGCTTCATAATTTCACCTCCTAGGCCACGCGCTCAATCATCAGATTGGCGTTGGCAACATCGATTGCCTGCGCGGAGACATTGCGCACGGATAACGCTACGCAGCACCCACGGGGAACATCCACAAACGCGGAAGTCGCCACGTTGAATGCATCTCCCACGGCGGCGGGTGTTGCCGTCGCCGTGGTGGTGGGAAGCGCTTCACCGCCCAGCGCCAGCGCTACGCTGATAGCCCCAGCGGTTCCGCCGGTAGGCACGGAGATATTTCCCACGAAAAGCACGCGATACCGCGCGATCGGGGAGCATCCATTGCAAATGCCCCGAAGTGTCACCAGCCCAGCGCCTTCACGGTGAACAACATACCCCCGCCCGCATTTCACCGGCGTATCGGTAAATAGCACGTTTTGTCCGGCGGGCACCGCCTGGACAGCGTTCGCAGTAAGTTCAACCGCCATGCTAGTCCCTCCTTACGCTACACTCCCGCAGCCGTAGCCGTTACCGTAGCAGCAGTTGGGATTCTGCACCTGATAAGCGGGAACCGGGCGGGGATTGTAGTACGCGAACTGGTTCTCCACATAGCCCTTGATCGTGAGATTCTGGGCATTCTGGGAAGCGGCCAGCTGCGCCATAAAGAGCTGCTGATTCTGATCGGCGATTTTCTGATCTTTCGCCGCCAGCTCCTGGGCGGTCAAGCGCTGGTCAATGGAGCGGAAACCGCAGTTCATAGCGTCGATAATGTCCCGGGTGGTGTTCTGGATGGTGTTCCGGGTGTCGCAGCTCTGGGTAGCCAGATTGTAGTTCACGCCCTGGATAGCGGCGCGGTTTTCGCAGCAGCACTCCTGATTTGCCATCTGCATCTGGAAAAGCTGCTGCATCAAGGCGGCCTGCTGATTGCACCGGGAAAGCTCCGCCGCCTGGAAACCGTTGCTGATATTCTGGTTCACGCCTGCAAACCCATTGAGCATCCCGGTATTCATGGCATAGAAGCCGTCGCAAACGCCGTTGTTCACGCCGTCAATTTTCCGCTCAATGTTGGAAAAATCGGACGCGAGAACATACCCGTCCACCACGCCAGCGCCGGAACCACGACCGCCGAAGCCTCCACCCCAGCCGTTGCCGCCCCAGCCAAAGAAGCCAAAGATCAGGAAAATGATGATCCATGCAGACCAATCACCGCCCCAACCTCCGCCATAGCCGCCGTTGTTGCCATCGGTGACAGCTCTGATATCAGCGGGGGTCATTTCACTTGCTGTAATACTCATTTTGTTCTCCTTTCAAAAGATGAAAAATATAACAAAATCTGGCCAGATTATTGTTTACCTTCTAGGCGCTCCGAAGCCGAACATGCCCCGGAATTGCTCAAACTGCCCCTGCATCTGCTGTGCCATTTGCTGGGCTTGGTTAAGCTGTTTCTGGTTTACGCGCCCGCTCTGTACAAGCTGATTAAGCAGCTGTTGTGGGTCTTGCCCCCTCATCTGCTGCATAAATTGGGGGAATTGGGAAATCATCTGCATAGGATTAGGCATCATTGCGTTTTACCTCCGCTTTCTTGGCATCGCGTTTTCCATCTGTCAGCTGGTTCAGCCGTTCCTCTACAGCAGAAAGCCGCTGCTCAAATCCTGCGCTGACTGCCTCCGGGGTAGCTCCTACGTCCCGGATTTTGTATTCATACGCTACAATCGGCATTGGTCGCCCTTGCGCGTCCGTCCGCTTTTCGTAGAATACAGGCTTATTGCTGTCCCAGAGCCGCACAAATCCGTTTGCCGTGACGATAAACGCCTCCGCCGCAGATTCCGAAGCTACCCAAATTCGGTCATCAAGGGGCGGCTGTTGGCCTTGGACGGGTATCTGCGGTTGCCCGATGGGCATTTGCGGCTGGAAATAGTTGGGCTGAAAATAGCCGGATTGGTAGTTGGGCTGCATATAAGGATTTGCCATCATTCACGCCTCCAAAAATAGATAGGATTTTCGTCCATTGAGTTCCAAGTATCGTACAAAACGCCGTTTTCCACGGCAACAACGTGGTTTTTCAGCGCGACAACGTAGATCCCGTCAGGGTATTCCCGGATAAAATCGCCTACGGTGTAGCAATCCGGGCATTCCGCCGGGATTGCCGCCCGCCTGAATCCGTGCCGCCGTAACACCGCACCCCATACGTTATTTGCGCTAGGCATATCACATTGAGTCAGCCCCTCGCTGGCCAGCTCAACGTATGATTGATACCAGTCAATTCCAAGAGCCTTTGCCACAGCTCTGACTGCGCAATCGCCGACTTTCGCGGCGCGGGGATTTGGATTAAAGCTTTGAAATTCAGCCATAGGCAACGCCCCCTTTCTACCTATCAGAATAACAAAAAAATCGGTAGGGAAACTCTCGTTTCCCTACCGACTTACAATCACATATCCTTCAAAAAGCTATCAGAAGTCTATGTTTTTGGGGAGTATGTAGCTATACTCCTGCACACTGTTATAGGAGTTTTTCAACTTCCTAATATACCTATCTAATGTGGCAAGGGACATTCCGTAAGCGTGGCACTGCTGTACACGGCTCCATCCGGCGGCTCGGGTGCGGATGATCTTTTCCTCCAGCGGCGTGAGAATTGCCAGAGAGCAGAATTCATCCAGAATTACCCGATTCCACGGGACTTTATCCACTTACCACATCAGTCCTCCTTGGGGGAACTGTAGGTTCTTGCCTGTTTGCTGTCAGCGATACCGGCGGTGGTAGGATCATTGACCACGCCCAGGATCACTAGCAGGGCAAACACGGCGTTCACCACGGCCAGCAGCTTGTCGCCGATTTCGCCCAAGTCCAGCGTAAAGCCGAACAGGGCGGCCACCGTCTGCACCAGCAGAAGCAGCGCGGGAATTGCGGCCAGCCAGAAGTTCTTGTTTTTGATACGTACAACCCAGTTAATCATTTTGTTTTCCTCCTTAAAGCGTAATGCCCTCGATCTCAGCGCGGATTTTCAGGCAACGGATGTAATTCCCCATGTGCTTCTTCTGCTCTTTCAGAAGGTCGAGCGAGCAGTTGGGGGTGAACGGCAACGTTCCAGCCTCGTACTTCACGGTCATTGCGTCCAGTTTGTCGTACCGGATTTTTACCTGCTGGTACTCGGCCTTAAAGCGCTCCTTATAGTCAGCGCTTGTCATGCCCTCGATGGTGTCTTTCAGTTCGTACATTTTGTTTTCCTCCTTAAAAATCAGCCCAGCCCAAGCCGGGCAAGAATAAACCCTACGACAGCGGCCACGACGATGTAGATGACTCTTTCCACAACCGACTTCCACCGCTTGCCGGGTTCGGATTTCAGCTCCTGCACGTCCGTGCAGAGGCCGTCAACCTTCTCCCCGGTAACTTCCACCTTCTCCGCCATGACGGCAACAGACGTTGCCAGCGTGTTCACCGCTTCCGTGTGCCGTTCCAGCGCGTCCAGACGGTGGGAGTTGGATTTGCTCCGCTGTTCTACCGCAGAAAGCCTCCCGGCGATTTCCGTTTCTTCCATTGGCATACTCCCTTCTCAGCCGTTCCACCGGCTGTACTTCCCGTTGTCCTCGTGAATCCCCCATCCGTACAGCCCCAGGCCGCCCCACCCGGGGATTTTCTCGGCCTGTACCTCCTGCGCTATAGCATACAGTTTCTCCGGGGAGATAGCCCCTGAGAGGTCTACGGCCTGTCCCGTGGTGTGCAGGGAGTTGGATACTCCGCCCACCTCGGCGTTGTGCCGCTTGCACCGCACACCGGAATTCACATTCAGGGGGACCCCCGCCCGACGGCGTATCTCATCGGCCATGCGGACGGTTTCCTCCACCGGTTCTGCGGGGAAGCCATTGCAGTATTTCCCGCCGCACTGGCACCGGAATTCCTCACGGGTAAAGTACCGGATATCGTCCCAGAACGTCCCGGTTTTCGGCGCGTCGCTGCTTTCCGGCTTCCCCACTTTGACCGCCGTCCCGGCAATCGCGCCAATCAGCATTTTCTGGGTAGCCGCCCCCGGAATCCCGTCCACGGTAAGCCCGTAGTCGGCTTGAAACGCCCGAATTGCCGCTTGCGTGTTCTTGCCGTCGGCTCCGTCAATTGCGCCTGTAGAATAGCCCAGATAGGCCAGAAGGCACTGAATTTGCTTTACCGTCATACGTTCACCTCTTCCCAGCCCTGAGGGTATGCGGACGGCGACCATACATTATTGTCCAACGTGGAGCGGTACACTTTGCTGCCCTCCGTGCAGCAGTCGCCCTTATTGTAGGGGCTGGTAGCCATGGCGACGAACGGCAACGCTTTAGCTGGGTCGGTGCTCCAAGCAAACCCCCACTGTGCGGGAAGTTCCTCCGGCTCCTGGGTATAGATAGTGCTGTCGTAGGGCTGCACCAGCCGCACCACGCGGCCAGCAGACGATTGACACACAAACCCGGCCTTGCGCTCCAGCATGTTTTTGTTTGCGACAGCAGCCTTGAAACTGGGAATGTCGCTATCCGCCGCGTTCAGTTCGGTGCCTGTCATGTCCGGGGCTTTCTCCTGCAAGGCAAGCGCGTTCGCCCGCCCCTGGGCATACATGATGCTTTTTCTTTCCTCTTGTGTCACAGACTGTCAACCCCTTTCTTATAAGCTTCATCCAGCTCTTTCAGCTGTTCCTCGCCGCCGCTGGCTTTCATTTCCGCGATTTTCGCGAGGATTCTCTGCTTCCGTTCTTCGATGGTCATGCGTTCACCCCCAGAGCGGTTTCGATTTCGGATAATGCGGCTTCGTACTCGGCGTTCTGAGCAGCGAGAGCCTGATACTGCTCCCGCTCATACTCCCGTTGGGCGGTGTCCAACTCTGCCCACGGCTTCCACGGGGCGATCATCTCACCGGCAAATATCACGCCGTCGGCGCGTGTCCACGTCTGACCTGCTGGGATGAAGCGATAACCCTCAATATAGGCGTCGCACTTACCGTCGAAGGAATCCGTTTCAATAGGCGTCAGGCCTTCACCAGAGGTAACGTAGCACTTAAATTCTGAACCAATATAAATTGTTTTCAAGCGTTACAGCCCCCTTACTGCATAGAGACTTCGTAGACGTACCGGATGCCGCCTTTTTCAGAGTACGAAGCGAGCCGGATTAAGTGGCTACCGGTGATGTTGGATATATCGAGGCTTACTTCATCCGAGGCAGTAGCGAGAGCTGCCTGTGCCAACGGTCTACTCGATGCGAAGGAATCCTCAATAATCAATGAAAGAGAAACGCCACGAATATTTGCGTCGGTCTTAGCGGATATGGTGCTGTAGTCAGTCATATCAACCTTGCTTTTCGTAGCCATATTGACTGTTTTTCCCGCTGCGACAAGAAACTCTAGTGCTTGCTTTTCAGCGTTAACCGTCCCACCCCATCCGCCGGTCAGCGAATCATAAGTTTCACCGTCCTTGAACAGATAAGTGATATATAGCAGCGTAACACTCTCGGTCTGGCCGTTGGTAATTATCACGACATCGGCACTTTTTGACTTATCCCCATCGGTGGAACTCACCGTCCACGTCCCTGCGTTCGGTACGATACAAGCCCATGTACCACTGGTGTCGGGGGCGGATAGAGTTGTTGTGCCGTCAGAGCAAGTACAGGTCGAACCGGCGGGATAGGTGATGTTGATAGTAGCTGCGAAAAATGCAATCACGGTTGAATAATCGGTTGTGACCACAACATTCTTTTGGGCGGTCTTGCCGTCACCGGTGATGGTAACAGTCCACGTCCCGCTTGCAAGCCCCTTGAAGACCACCACGCCGCTGGTGCCGGAGTTCTTGGTCTTTGCCTTGCCGTCCTTGGAAACAGTCACGGTGACATTCGCCGGGGCAGTGACGGTAAGGGTGCCGCCGGAACCACCGCCCCCGGTATTTACTCTGCCAATCATGCGCTTACACCGCCTTTCCAGCAAATAATGGTGGGAATTGTAATTGTCGATTCCGGGGCGCTTGCGGCATACAGATACACACCGCCGTTGTAGGTAGCCGCAACAGGGGCAAAATTGCCGTCAATTGCGTCTGCCACGCCAAGAACCACCTCTGGAATCATGGTATCCAACACCCCCGTCAGCGCGATCGCCGCGCGGAATGGATAATCCTGATAGGTGGAATCAGCCACAAACGCGGATACCGGTACGCTGGTATCCGTGAATAGGAGCTTTTTCAGCTCCACCCCCGTACCGGCTTCCAGGTCTGCCAGCTCCCGGTTGATGGAATCCAGAACCGATGTGGCTTGTGCCGTGGTATCATCAAGCACATCTTTTACTTGTGCCTGCGTTTCCTGCAAAAGTGTGGAAAACTGACTTTGCATTGTGCTGGTATCAATGCCCACCTTTTCCGTCACCAGCCCGCACACCGAAGCGTCAAGCCGCTCGTCCGTAATCATGGAAGCGGTGATAGCGGTTGTACCGGCTGCAACGGAAATCCGCGCAAGGCTGATCTGCCGGATTGTGCTGTTGTTTGTCAGCGCCGGGGCTACTGCCTTCCCAGATTTTGCGCCTTTCAAGATTTTCACTTCCGGATAGTCCACGTAGTTTGTGGTTTTCCACTCCACGATTACGCGATCAATCCGGTTCAGAACGCCGTCTGCCGCATCAACGGCAAGCTGCAATTTGGCACCGTCAACGGATTCATTATCAATCCACCAAACAATGCCGTTCCTTCCGGAATTTGCCATCCATCCGGTGCCGTCCGAGACTTCCACCGCCATTCCCTGCGTGGAAAGCGCCTGCACGGAGGCATTGCTGCCAGCAGCAAAAACGCCAGATGTGCGGCCATGGTGCCAGCGCATAACGTCTTCTGCGCCTATGTATGTATCTTGGTTATTCGGGAAACTTTTGATATTAGCCATTTAATTTCATTGCCCCCAATGCTGTAAGAATAGGGTCGCCCAATAGGATCTCCGTCCGGGCTTTGTTGCTGTCCAGTGTGTACTTAATGCCAGTGATCCGGGCGCTGAACGATACCCCGAATCGGGCGGATACGCATGACACAATATCCCCCAGAGCGTAATACCTACCAAGGTCTTCGGGGTCGATGGATACGGAAAAGGATTTGCGCCGGATTCGCTTTCCCAACTCCATCTGGCCGTAGGCACGCGCACGAGCCTTGCACTCCGCTGCCGTTTCCCCGTTTTCCTGACGGACAGCTGTGTCGAACCACACTTCCCGGCGATTGTCCCCGGTTGTATCGCCGACAATCTCAACAAAAGTATTGTCTGTGCCGCTCAAGCTTCCTTGCACATAAGCCACATTGCAAAGGGTTGAATCGTCGTCGTTAATTACAAGGTCTTTTGCGCTTCCCTGTTCCTCCGAAAAGACAATAGCGTGAATGCCGGCCGTCAGGTCACGCCCCTTGTAAAGGCGAAACGTGTGTGTCATATCGTCGGGATTCCACTCCATTGTGTGGCCTATGCCTTTTTCTTCAAGAAACGGGATAATTTCATCCAGCAAATTCCCGCCAATGAAAACATTGTCCGTTTTATCGGTCATCCCGGTTGCCTGTGCAACTTGAATCCTTGTCATTCCCCGGAGATTATCGCTTATCAGCTTGTACACGCCCGTTTCGATAGTTGTCATGTGATATTCCGATGCAATGATGCGCTTATTCAAAAGCCAGTTTGCGGTGTACCCATTCGCCGTTATGCGGTTCGTGGTCGTGTCAATCTTTGTGTTTTCTATCACAAACGTTACGTTTCTGCTCGTATCATACAGGAGATTGCCGACTTTCAACACGTTAATGTTGTAGTCGCTTACCGGCGCAACCAGTATAAGCTTTCCGATATCGTTGTAGTAAATATTCATGATAACACTGATTGCGTGCCGGATTTCGTACCGGGTGGAAAAGTCCTCTTTATAGATTTCAAAGCTCATAGCGCGATCCCCACGATCTCCGTTGCGAAATCAATATCCACCTGCAAATTCGCAAGCCCGCTTGTCGCTTCCGGCTTCAACACATTGTCCCCAACTTCCAGCTGAAACAAAGTGCTTTTCAGGCTTAACGCGCCCCGGCAATCTCCGTCAACGGATGACGTTACAGTTGTCCGATCGTGCGTAATCTCTACAATCAGCCGCTCCCCGCTGACAATAGTTTTATTTATCAGCAGAAATTTTCCCGTCGCGGCGTTGGTGATTTTGGGGTTCTCCACATCACCGCTTGCCGAAAGAGTAGCAGTAAACGGGACGGGAACCTGGCCGCGATTCTCCACGTTGATAAATTTTGCTTCAAACAGCTGGCCGAAACGATACGGCCTTGAAATGTTCCATGGGAATTTGAATAGCTTTTGGATGCCGGACAACGTTACCGCTGCGGAATCGTCCTTGCACCAATACGGGTACGCCGCCAAAAGGGAGAACTGGAACTGTGCGCCCCATTGTTTCGCCTCAATGCTGGGTGTCGCCGTAGGCCAAACATTCAGATAGTAATCATCCGCATATAGCTTCCCGGAAATATCGGGGCGGATGACGGAAAGCAGCTTTTCTTTATTTGCTGCTTGTCCGTCTCCCACCAGATACCCGTTGACATTTACAGGCCGGGGCTGAACGTTTTTGCTCTGAATTGTCGCGCCCGTCTGGTTGATGCCTTTCGCCTGAGACAGGGATACCGTTACCGTATCGATGCCCGTGGGCTTATTGATAAGATATCCTCCGGCATAATCAAAGGTAACGCTATCCCCGTTTTCGTTCACGTAGCGGAACAATTTGCTTAAATTGTTGAAGTTCTTCAAATCGTCCACCTCGCTTGTGTGAAATAAGCCTCTGTGGCTGCTGCCAGCTCCACTTCGGATTGCACAGGAGAATTAATATTCTGGATAATTATCACGCCGCGTCCACCACCAGCAAAGCCCACTCCGTCGTAGTCCGCCCCGCCGGACGTACCCGCAGATTCTCCAGCCCTATACGCTCGCGCCTCCTCGGCGGTGAGAACTTTTTCCCCCTTATGGAGGCGTACCAGATAATCGTCGTATGGTACATAATCAAGGCCGCTCTTTGCTCCGGGAACGTTGCTCCCTTTGATATTGGCCTTTATCGTGAGCGTGTAGTTGGCAAAGCTATTTGTCAGCCGTGATTTCATCTGGGAGGCGAGAGAATCCAGCTTATCCAGAACTCCCGGCGTGCTGCTGTCGATACCGGCAACCAGTCCACTCATGGTATTGGTTGCCGCCTCTGTGGCCGCCGCCTCCTGGTCAAGGTCGCCGACCTTTTCCACGTAGCTATCTGCGGCTTCCTGCATACGGCTTTTGACATTCTCCACCGCCAACGCCAATCCATCAGAAGTTTCGGTTCCTGCGGCCTCGTATGCAGAAACATTGTCCATAAGCTCCGCAAGTTTTTTGCTTAGCCCCTCGGTGCCGCCGGACATATCTTCTAGTTCATCACGTAGCCCTGCAAGGAATCCGGCCTGTTCCCCCGTACTCATGGACGCGAGATATTGAGCAAGTCCGTCAATGCTAACGCCTGCAAGGTCTGCTTTTTCGGAAACAAATGCAAAATCTTCATCGATCTGCTGAAGGACTTCGGTATTTCCTTTAAGATTACCCATGAAATCGTCCCATGACATTTTTGCAACTTCTATTTGGGAAGTAAATGCAGACCCCACATCATGCAGCCCGTTATAGATGGTGGTATAGGTATTCTGGTAATCCTCCAAAATGGACTGTGCGGCAGCCGCATATTCCTCAGAAGCAGCCTTTATCACATTTGCGGGCTTTGCCGCTTCCTCGGCGGCGGCCTGCTCCTGCGCTTCCAAATCGGCAAGATTCTGCTTCGCCTGCTTTATGGCTTCGGCTAATCTCTCCATCTCGACGGTGTCGCCGCTGAAACCAGCATCCGACGAGAACGCTTCCAGTCTGGCTTTTGAAGCTTCCTCGTACTGCTGCTCAAGCTCTTCTACCTTTGCGCGTGCTTCTTCTACCGTCTGCGGCTCTCCGGCCAACTCTTTGACGAAATCCTTGTGCGCCTTGGTTGCCTTGCCGATGCCAATCGCCAGAGCCGCAACAGCAGCGGCAATCAAGCCAATGGGGTTCGCGTTTATAGCCGTATTCCATGCATACTGCGCCGCAGTTGCAAGGGAAATCTTGCCGGTGAGTACGCCAACGGCTATTTCACTGACGGAGAATACGCCATTCAGCGTGGCTTCTGCAACCGCCGCTTTTCCGCTTTCCGCTGTGAAGAACGCAAGTGCCGAAGCATTTGCCGTGAATATCGTGGCGATATTTGCAATGGCTTTTCCGGCCATATTTACCCCGATCGCAGTACCGGCAACGGTTGCCGCTGTGGCCGCGAACTCAAACGCCGTGACGAGAAGATCAATAGCGCTATTCGTTTCCCGAAGGTACGAAATAGCTTCTACCGTAGCAGTTCCAACGCCGGTAACGATTTGCTGTACACGGGGTATAATGTTCTTTCCGGCTGTAAATACGCTGTCTACAAAGTCCTTGGTAAGTCCTTCCATGTCGGCGTTGCTGTCAGCCATGCCGGTAGCCAGATTTTGCCATGCTGCTTTCATGGACGCTGTGGAACCCTCGATGGTGCCCGCCGCTTCATTTGCCGCATACCCCGCAAGCCCCTGCATTTCGATATAATCCACAAGCGCGGCCTGACAGTCAGCTAGATTGTCAATGGTGTAGGAAGTAGCCTCGCCGTTCTCTGCGTTCCACTCGTTTACCTTGTCAATCAGCTGCTGGAATCCCTCTTTTGTGGGGGTAATACCCAACTGCAAATTATCCAGCATCGTGTAGTTGGATTTCATGATGCCGTTAAAGGCATTCTGTACGGCTTCTTGGGTGTTTCCGGTCGCCGCCACAACGTTAGCTTCGGCGGTAATAACTTTGTCGGCAAGTTTGGCGGCGGCCTGCACATTGCCGCCGAGGGCGGTTTTCAGGCCGGTAGCAAATCCATTCACCTGTTGCAAATAGTCGTTCTGGCTCATTTGCACGGCCTTGTAGGCGTTTCTCGCTTTCTCCGCCACAAAATCGTAAGCGTCGCCAAACATCAGCTGTGCGCCATCGGCTAACTGCTCATACCGCGCATAACTTGTATAGGCCGCTTTGCCAACGTCTGCAACTATCCCGGCGAGCTTCTTTACTCCGGCCTTAATGGTATCACTAGCAAGATTGGCTTTCAGGACATCGGCAAATGTACTGGTTTTCTTTTCTGAATCCTTTAGCGAACGTTCATATTCATCTGCATTTAGTGTGATTGTCGCTTCAAGATTAAAAACGTTAGCTCCCATCCTGCCCACCGCCTTTCGTCACCAGGTTCAACCCGGCATTTTTCACCACATCCGCCACGATATCCTCCGCAGACCGGCTTTCCTCCGGCTTCTGGCTGATGATATCCTCGTATCCGATAGATAGATACAATCGCTTGTCACACCCAGCCGTGTTTTGCGTTATCATCTGGATACCGTCGGTAACGTAGCGCCGAAGAATTTCGCGTTCACATTGCTTTTTCAACTCCATGGGAAGAATGGAGAGGTACGCCCTCGCCCGTACTCTGGGGAGGGCGCACAGTGCGCTGATTATTCGCTCTGCTCCCCACGCCCCCACGATTTGAAAAAACTCAGCAGTTCCTTATCGTTGGAAAGCTCCTTGATCTGCCAAAGCGTCGCCATGGTACTCTGCGCGGCCACTTCCTCAATGCTCTTTTCGCCCATGATGGACAAAATAGCATAAATGTCGGCGCGGTGCGTTTTCAGCAGCAACGGAACAACGGTGGTAATCCTCTGCGCCCCAATCAGCATAACGCCGACTTTTGTGGAGTTTTTCTTGTCCACCGGCTTGCCAATGGCGTTCATGATTTCCTCATCAGAAACGAGATTCACAATGTGCGGGGTGATCTCGCACAGCACGTCCAGGCACTCGTCCGTGCCAAGTTGAGATAATTTTCTCATGCTTAGCCTCCTACATCGTAGCGGATTCGGCCTCTCCGGCTTTCACGTAAATCTCAAAAGGCGGCGTATCCTGCGCTGTGATGGAATAATGGCCGGTGAACTCGAACGCGAACTGGCCTTTGCTCTTGTCGCCGGTTTTCAGCTGGAAACCGCCAGTAGAAAGGCCGTTCAGCATATGGATGGCCAGATAGCCGCCCTTTTTCGCTCCGTTTTTGTCGGAGTAGTCGGCCACAAGCCAGATGTCCTTGAAATCCTCGGTGGCAATATCGTTTCTGGGCGTGATTTTCCCGGCGGCTTCATCAGCGGCGGCCACCATCGATTTTGCGTTAGTGGCGTTCACAGACACGAAAGTGCCGCTAAGCTTCACCTCCCAGCTTTCCAGCCGTTTCAACTCCTTCGTGTTTTTCGGGCAGTTGTCAATATCTTCGCCGAAATCGGAGAAGCTGGGCGTTGCCGCGAAGGTCAATCCGCCGCTGGTAGCGCCAATAATAGTGCCGTCGGCGACTTCCGCCGTATCGGGCGAAAAGGCCGAAAGCAGAACACCGGCATTCAGCACAAGCTCCTTAAAGGTATCCTGCGGAATCTGTGTAAATTTCATTGATTTCCTCCTATATGGTATTGAAAATTGCGGCAACGTTCAGTTGCCGCAATTTGATGGATTGATCTGACTCAAATGTAGAATTGATGCACCACGGCTCACCGCGCATAAGCCAAACTGTGCCGGTATCACAAGGCAGCTGAATGCCTCCACGTCCTATCGCGCGGGAAATTTCCTCTGCCTTGGCGTTCGGCTCTGCCTCTTTCTCCGTGTGATACCACAGTTTTACCGTCAGCGAGTTTGCCATATCGCCCCACCCGCCGACGGAGACGGAATAGGTAAGGTAGGGCATTACGGTGTCGCTCGGTACCGCTGTATCCGGATACGCGGGGAGATTAAAGCCGGAAAAAAACTTGTAGAGCGCTTCTGTTGCCGTCATTTTGTCAGCTCCCATTTCTCGGCGGTAACTTGGCACATATCCAAAGTGCCGACCGTGGGCGCTTCCTTATCGCTCCCGTTGCTCGTCACCCGGAAAATTGCGCCATCGGAAAGCCGCTTGAATACATCATGGAAAGAAAGCGGGTTCGCGCGGCGGGTGGTAATGGTGTACACGCTGGTAACGCCCTCCTTCTCCGCGATTCTGGATTGCATGGAGGTATCCAGAATAATGGCCGCGTCAAACTCCGCGCCCTGTGCCCATTCCGTTGCCCAGCCGCCCTCACCATCCGGGGTGCGCTTCTTTTCCATCAGTGCGCACGTGTTATTCAGGTAGTAGTCAAGCAAACTCATATCTTCCTCCATTGCCGCAAGCGCGGCGCAAACACCGTTCTCCAGCTCGTGCTTTCGCCGGAGCCGGACGAACTGCTTGCCTTTGTATACGAGTAGCCGCCGAAAGATTCGCTTTGATACGGGCTTTGTACGGCCTCAGCGTTCTTCTCCTGCCATGTGTTGATTTCTTCCAAAATCGCCAGCACCTCCGGCGGTACGCAGATTTCCGTAACGATTCCGGTATAAGTTTCGTTCCGCAAATCAGCATCACCGTACACGTGAATCCCGTTATTCCTCCGGCTTCCTTCGATCAGGTAGTAATCGCCTGTTTCAAGGCCGGGAATAACGATCCGGTTCCCGGTGATTTTCTCCCCGGTGAACTGCCAGTGCAAGCCGGGGAAGAAATTACGCAGGTACACAAGCAGCTCATACAGGCTTACCGCATGTCCCATGTGATTCCCTCCTTTTACCGGCCCTTTACAACGGCCAGAATGTCCGCTTTGTTCATTGCGGCGCTGACCCCGGAAATACCGTTTTCCTTGGCGTACTCCAAAAGCTGCGCTTTCGTCATTCCGTCAAAGTCCACGGTCTCCGGTGCGGTTTTGTCAGCTGTCAGAGCCGCCCTTAACCCCCCGCGTTAACGGTCACAACGGCAATGCCATCCAGATACTCGACCCACAGAGCCATACCCATAATGGCGTAGCTTTCGCCCACGGCAGTGCTATAGTTGCCCTGTGCGTGGAAGCCAATCAGGTTGGTTTCGCCCTGCACGGCGTACTGCAGGCCCAGCTTGGCAAACTCGCTGTCGCCGGGGTCGGCATAGTACAGATCAATATTCTCCACAGGGGTAGCGATTACGGTGTTCCGTGCAATCTGCGCCGCAGGCAGCAGGAACAGCGTGGAGTAGCCCATGAAGTCCTTGACGTAGGTCAGGCCGAACTGGTTCTGCACGGTGATGTTGGCAGTGCCCAGATAGTCGTATGCGTCCAGAATGTTGGCAAAACCGACAATCTCGGTAACATCCTTCTGGATGGTGGCGAACTTGTTAAGCACTTCGCCCTGAGCCTTGGCAAGCGCCGCCTGCCAGGTGGTAGCCGTTGCGGTCAAGCTGCCGGTCTTCAGGAACGTGTAAAACTTGGTCATGACAACGTTCTGCAGCTTGGTCAGGAAAGCGTCATCGGACTTTTCCACGGCGATTTCAGCACCGTACTTGTTCACATCCTCGATGGGTACGGCCTTCGCGTACTTCTCGATGGTCAGATCAGCCTTGCTGGCCTGCGTAATGGTAGCCTTGCTGTAAGGGATAACAGCACCGGCGGGCACAGTGCCGCTTTCCAGCGTCACATCGGCGGTGTAAGAGATCAGCGCAGTGCCGGGGGCCTTGCGGATGGGCCGCATAATGCCCAGGATGTTCCTCAGGGTATCCCAGTTGTCGTTAAACCGGGTAACAAAATCGATTTCTCTCGCGGTAACGCCAGTGTAGACGTTAGGCAGAGAGCTTCTGGGTGCGGTGGTACTTTCAATAGTAGTAGCCATTTAATCTTCCTTTCAGTTCGTTTTTTCCAAACTTGCGGCAATCGCAGCCTGCCGCTCTGCTGTGGACAACACGTACCGGCCCTTGTCGTCCTTCTTGTAGATTTCTGCCCTGCTCGTTGCGCCGCCGGTGGTGCTGGGCGGGGTCTGTGTTTGGGTGCCGGTGGTGGTAGTCTTGCCGATCAAGCCTTTGTAATCGCCGGAAAGCAGCCCATCCAGTGCGGCGGTATCTTTGATACTTTCGCCGTCCAGTTTCAGGCCATCAATTTCAGCTTTGGCTCCACGGATAACCAGCCCCATGCTCTCGGCGGGAATGCCCTTGCTCTGGAAGTACGCCCGCGCGGCCTTTTCCTTGGCGGCGGCGCTCTCCTTAGCGGCAACTCCGTCTTTGAAATCCTGAAAGTCTTTCTTTTCCTTCTCGTACTTGGCCTTGTATCCGCCGTCAGCGTCTTCCTTTTTCAGATCATCCAATTCCTTTTGAATGCCAGGAAGTTTCTCGGCGTCTGCCTTGTACCTCCCGATATCGGCTTTCAGGCCGTCCACGGTATCGGTGTGTGCTTCAATGATGGTGTCCACCTGTTCGTCGGTAAGCCCCATCCCCTTCAAAAGTTTGCGAGTTAATGCCATTGTTTCAGTCTTCCTTTCTTCGCCCCTATTCTTCGGGGACGACTGTGATATAAAAGCCGCTATACTTCGCGGGTTTTACCAAAATAAACAAAAAAGGAGCCGAACAGCACGCAAAATCTACGTACTGTATCGCCCCTCAAATCGCGTCAGCGTTTTTGAACGCTTCCATAAGTTTGGGAAACTGGATAGCAAAAAAATCTACCATTTCCTCGTTTTGTGCCCATTCGGAGTTTTCCGCAAGGCCACTTTCAAATAGGAATGCATGGATAATCTCATGCCGCTTGTTCTTTCTAATCTGAACTTGTAAGTTTTTCTTACAAGTTTGGTCGCCGACATGCTTGCTATAGCTATCCGCAACCAGTTCTTTACTGGTTTCGTCGCAAAACCCATCGCATCCCGCCAGCCGTGAATCTTCATCTTCGCCGCAAACGGAAAGCGTGTATTCAGCTCCAAGAATGTTAATTTTTCTGGTATCCACGCCCTGTCAATCTCCTTTGCTGAGTTCGTCTTTCAGAATATTCTTGTACGTTCCCTGATGATCGGCGATTGACGGCTTAATAAACGGGTGCGCCCGATTGCCAGCTGTCCAATGCCAGACCCCTTGCTCGTCCTGATAGCACCACGGGGTGGGGCGGCCTCCGCCCTCCACTGCGTATTTACCGGTTCCCATTTCCTGATAAATGCCGTAATACACATTTGTTCCGACGTGCATTTCCTTACCGTCAATCACAGTAGCGGCGATGTCATTTTTTAGTCTTCCAGTTCCGTCTCCTGCGCCCGGGCATAAATCCTTTGCATATCCCTCAGCCTTTTCTCCGCACCGCCACAAGCCGCGCTCACACGCTTCACCAAGTGCGCGGAGGATTTCGTCGGAGTTATCCACAAATGTAACGCTCATTTCCCCTCCTTTTCTGCTTCTTCCAGAGCCGGTCTTGTGCGGTTCGTGGCGGCGCATACGCATAATCCACCACAAGCAGGGATTCCAGCCCGCTTCTTTTTTATCTGGTTGGAAGATTTTGGCATAGAAAAAGCACCATGCAATTTTGCACAGTGCTTTCAGCCCTTGCCATATTCTAATTACAAAGCTTTTCTATCTCTTCCCTCTTGCAGTCCAATAGTTCGTTGTTTTTGTCCAGTTCTACAAGGTAGAAAATGCCACCAGTATCACGAACATCGACGACAATTCCTGTGTCGCCTGTCTTGAGGACTTTTACATGGTCGTATTCTTTAATCATGCTTCCCCACCTCGATTCTTTCTAAAACTGGTTACAATTCTCGGTTTGCTATCCGGCGTATCTTGTATCCACCCCGTAACAAAAGACCGCTTCTTTGTAACTCCCAACTCCATGTAGATGTTAAATTGAGTTGCTCCGCCGCCCAATTCCTTGAACTCCACAGCTTTGCTCATATCAAACTGCCTTGCCATATCGTATCGCAGCTTAAGCGGATTATCTGCTGTGTAGCCAACATCGAAGAACTGGTCAGCGTGCTTTGCCCCATCTTTCAGGAAATATCCCGTGTATTTCTTCGGAGTAGTTATACACTCAGCATTCTTTACAACATCGGTCTGCCGTTTCGTTGTTTTGAGCGTCTCCCACCCATCAATATCATTATACTTCAAATCTTGGAATTTTGCAAACGTTTTCGGGGCTTTATTTCCCAAAACATTTACAAAATCAGCATATTGCCGTTGGTCGGCCTGATAGTTCTTGCCAGCTTTTACCATGCCCGCCCATTTTTCTGGGGGATACTGCGCTTTCTTCTCGTCGTACCATTCTTTGTACGATTTTTTCTTGATAAGCTCATATTCCCCAGTTTCGGGATTCTTCACGCGCATCATGTGGGGTTCTGCTTCCAGATCATCGTCCGTGGCATTCACCACCGTGCAGCGGCAATTATACAGCTCATGCCCAGGCGCTCCCAACGAGCCATCACCGGGGAACATCATCTTATAGCCGCCGACATCGAACGGCTGATCGTAGTCCACAATCTGATTGTCTGCCATACCGTGATCGTGGCGGGTGCGCAAATCCTTTGTGGCTACCCACTTTTTCTTGGATTTAATGCCCCACATTTCGTCAGCGGCGGCGTAGCTGTCCATTCTACCGGCATTCTGTGCGGCGGTAACTGCCGTTCTTGCCGCTCGAATGGCGCTTACACGGCTCATTGTGACGATTCTAGACTGCAAATCGTCAGACATCTGCTTAATGCTTCTGCCCTGTAGGATGGAGCCTGTAACGCTTGCTGTAATCTGCTGCTTGCCAAAAGCCAAGTCAATGCCCCGCTTTAGCGCAAGCCTTTCGGGGTAGTATGGCATTACGTCCGGTTGCTCCACAATTAAGCGCTTTACAGTCTGCTCGTCAAAAAGCGTAAAATCTGCACTTGGGTGAACGCTCTCAATGGTATAGGCGGTGTAATTCCGATTCAGGGCGTAGATTCCAGGCGTAGCGTCGTTCACATAGGCAAGCGCCACCTCTTTTGCTTCCGTCGCACGTTCGGCCAGCTTGTCCCGAAGCGCTTCCAACCGTGCCCCGCGCCCCATCTGGTTCAGCCGCCATTGCTGGTAGTCCTTTTCAGTCCACTCCTTACCGTTGCGCTTCTGGCCTATCAAGTCCTGCATCTTCTTATCCTGATCGGCAAAGTGCTTAAAAAAGGCATCTATTTCCTCTTGCAGCTCTTTAGCCGCTTTAGAATATACGGAGTTAATGCGGCGCTCCAAGTCAGCAAGCGCCCTGTCGGTTCCTCTATCGGCTTCATTCGGTCTGGCCATCCTCATCACCGCCGTAAACCGTATTTATGTCAGCGTCCGCTTTCCTTTTCAGGATTTCCAACACTTCCTCCGGCGAAATCCACGGGAGGTGTTTCAGAACCGTTTCATCATCAAGGAACGCAGCCGCCGAAAGCACCATATTGGTTTCCTCTGCTTGATTGATAACTTTGTTCCAGCTAAAAGCCGGTTTCGGGTTGGCAATCCCAGCCACTGCGCAAATCTGCCGAATGAAATCTATCAAGAAATATTCAAAATCGGCGCATTTGTTGTCCTGTGGCTGATACGCCGCCGAAATCTCTGTAGCCGTTTTCTCAGCGCCCGCCAGAGCCGTCACATCAAGCATCTGGGCATCTTCGTACAGGTCGCGGCGTAAAATATCCAGCATGGTTTTTCGGGCTTCTACGGGAACGTCAAGGGTGTGAGCTTCTGCCGCCGTTTCAGCGGAACTATCTACCACATTCGCCTTTACGCTCTTCATTCTCTGGATGAACTGTGCCAAATCCGTATCGTCCATAGCGCCGGTATTGTGCAGAATCCAGTAAATTCCGCTCGTATCGTCAATTTGGTTGGCAAACCCGGATTTGATGAAATCATAGCAGTCTATGGAGCCACGCAACCCAACGAGTTCGCTTTCGTGGGTATCGTTTCCATACAGTACCGCAATAGGCAGGCGGGTATAGTTCTCGTCGCACACATCCACAACGCCCAGATCGTTCCTCAGCTCCTTGTGGATATATGCGCGTTTCTCGGCCATGGGCTGCGCGTCGTCGCTTCCCTCGGCGCTCCATTCGCTCACGCCGTCCAACTCGTAAAGCGTAGCCCGGAAAACAGTTTTTCGGCCAGTCTCCCGGAACCAGTACCGAATACCGGCCATCAGCTCCGACGTTTTTTCATCCAGCAGCGGAACAAATCCCGGATTTCCGGGAGTATCGGCGAACGAAAACACTTCCAGATGATCGAGATTCCAATAGCCGTAGGAAACGCCCTGCGCCAGTGCCAATTTTGCCGCCGTTTGCAGTTTATTGTCGAAGTCCGCGCCCAGCTTTTCCTTTTCGTCCATGCTTACGCCATTAGCGCAAATATAGCCCACTTCCTGCGTCACCAGCCGCCGAAACGTTAGCGTTTTAAGCCGGTAGTCGCTGCTCCAAATATCAGGAGTTTTGTTCCCGGATAAGGTGAAAAGGAACTTCTGGAATTTCTCAATGGTGATATTGTGCTTATTATAGTACGCCATACCGTCAGCGGCGTCTTTGTACGCCTTGCTGCTCTGGTGCTCCCGCACTGCATCACGTATGAATTTCCCAGTAGTTCCCTTTGCAATGGCTTCTTCCAAATCTTGATAAATTTTCATGAATTTTCTCCAATAGCAGAAATCTCGCAAAATCACAACAGCAACGCAGCGGCGGGTGAAATCTTGTTTTTCTTCTCCACTTTGTATTTCATAATGGTGTTGCAAAAGTACCTGATATCATCCATAGCGTGATCGTTATCTTTCACTACCGCGTCCTCCGTTTTCTTATCGTCCCACCGGTAAAGCCCGAACTCCCGAATGGCATCCGTGCAGCACCGGTGAATTTTTATATTCCCGTTCTTGAGATATACCGCCGTTCGCCGAATGCCATCAAGAACGGCGTTGTCCGCCTGCTGGACGCGGAATCTGCGGCGTTTCAGGGCGGTAATGAAAGAAGCCGCCGAAGGGTCAATAACCGCCCTCCTGATTTCGTAGCCGTCCGTCAGCCTCTCCACAGCGTCGCAATATTCCTCGTCTGTGAGCTGCTTATAGTTGGCTCTTCCATCGTAATAATACTCTTTGATTCTTACCGCCGTATTGCCATTCACAGCCCACAAGCCGCATGAAAATGGATTCAGGGTGCCGTAGTCGATGCTTATGTAATAATCCGCGAATTCCGGAACTTCATCCGTGATATTCGCTTCGGAAAAATCGTATACAAGCCCTTCGGCCAGCGTCCATTTGCCCAGAATGTACCTATCATAGAACACCGTTCCGGCATATTCTTTTTTCAGATTTTCAACAAAAGTGGGGGGTAAAAATGGATTATCGTCTATTGTGTATTCTTGGCTGAAAATATCGGCATCACTATCAAGGAATCTCTTTAGCCAGTGGTTGGGATACTGTGGATTGTATGTGCCATCGAAGCAGGAATACTCCTTATCAAGCCGGCTTTTCAGGAGGGCAAAAACTTCCTCCGACCAGTCCGCGACCTCGTCGCCGTAACAATACTTGATAGACGCGCCGCGAATCTTCGATACCTGAGACACTTTTTCCGCGCCGAGGCAATAACACTTCTCGCCAAAAATCCATGCTGTATTATCGCTGGAAATCGCCCCAACAAGTTTATCTCCGTACAGATTCCGCATAGGCTCTAGCACATTTCGCTCTATTGTGGATTTTGTAACGCCCAAAATAACGGAAAGCCCATCTTTCCCGGCTCGTTCTCGAATCCGCATGGGAATAATCCATTTGAAATCAAGGTATGTTTTCCCGCTTCTGGTCGCGCCGCCCTTGAAATTCCATCGGTGATTCCCATACCTTGCAAATTCAATCTGTTTCGGGCTTAATAGCATCTCTAAACTCCTTAATTAGCCCATCCAGCTTATTGAGACTATCATTGCCGCTTGCCGTGTTTCTTGTGGCCTTATCGACAATAATCCCGAAAGATGTTGCAATCTGGCTTAATGTTGCGGCTGAAATCTTTTCGGGGTCAGTGAGCGCTTTCAGATGCAAAGTGATTGCTTCTTGCATCGCCGCTTTTTGTGATTCCATGTACGCCATCATGTCGGCGGTATTCTCTTCTTTTTTTTGCTGCACTTTTTGGGCGATATCCGGTGAAGCGCTGACAATCCTTTTCACAGTCTGGTGAGTTACGCCATGCTTTTTTGCAACGGCGCTGTACGACTGCATTTCTATCCAGTCGGCGATTATTCTTTTTTTCTTCCGATCTGTAATCCTTGCAGCCATAGCACCACCTCTCATGCAAAATAGTAAAAATAGCGGGAAAGGCCGGAGTTGAACCGGCATTCTTTCCTCTTATCACAAGGCTGCTCTCCGGCCTTGCTACTTCCCCGCATCCCTCCGGCTTACGGTGCCGGGGAACCGCTTTGCCCGTTTCCGGGTTTCGTCGCCGGCGGGAGGCCATCGGCGATATAATATGGCGCGAGGCCGATTCGAACGGCCTTCTGTTGGGGAGAGAGCGCCCAACTCGTTATCTACCGCGCCATGAAAAAAGAGGCTCAGGAACAAACCCAAGCCTCTTGCGCTTTTTCTTTTTTACCAGTATAGCACATTCAAACTGAAAAATCGTCTCATTTTTTTCTCATTTTTCAGCTTTCAGTCTGCCCATACAGGCACAGCGTGAAATGCCGTAGTGCCGAATCCCGGCGTCGGTAAACCTGAGCTTTTTCCACTCCAAGCTCTTCACACAGGGTATCGACGTTGCCTCTAGCCGGGCTTATGTAGAATCTGCTCAGTATCTTCTTTTCATCGGCGCTAAGCGATTCAAGCCCGGAATCCACAAGCGACACCCATTTTCTCGCCTGTTCCAGCGAACGCGCCAGTTCCTCACGGTGAACGATATTCGATAGCATCATATCTTCCCGGCCGGAGCCACCGCCGCTTACCGGCGTACCGTCAGACGTGGCACTTCGGATACTCTGCATAGCGGATTCCAGCCGCGCCATTTCTTCGGGAATGCTTTTCAGGGACTGTTTCTTTGCACTGTATTCCTTTAGCTTTTCAATGGCCTCATACTTCCAGTTCATTCCGTTCCTCCTTGCATATCTTATTAAATCCCTCTTTAGCTCGGGCAGTTGATTATTTTGGCCATGCCGTATCCCCCAGTTTCTTTCCGCAAGTCGGGCAATAGTTCAGGGGTGCGCCCTTCCCATCGTCGATATAGTCCAGGCTGCGCCCGGAGAATCGGGCTGCCCGGGTAAAATACCGTTCAACGATTGCAACGGAAATATCCACCAGTTGGTCATCAGCCAGAAACCGGTCGGCGATTTCCCGCTTATCATTGTATGCATTGCAAAACAGACACATTTTCAGAAGTTCTCCTTTCTTTTCTTAGTAAATCCCTGCATAGATATACACAATACACCCAAGATATAAAGTTATATTTAATATATACTATACAGAGATAAAACTATAAAATGCTTATCGACTTAACACAGCAAGCCACAATATCTTGAGAAAGTCCGATTTATTGGACAGATAGGATGCTAC